GGGGAAGTCTGCCGCCGCGATTGTCGCCGTGTAGGTAGCGATGGTCGTTCCTGTCACGCCTCCAGTCGCGTCGTCTATCTTCGTGTCCCCGAAGTCCCACCACGAACTGATAGTGATTACAGGCGTGTCAGTCACGCCTTCCATTGCGGCCCGAATCTTGACGGCCATATCCTTCGTGTCGTCAAGATCAGGCGGTACGGCGAACTGGAAGGTCAGCGCATCGGAGTTGGACGTTACCCAGTTGAGGCGCATCGCCCCGTCTGTCGCGCCGTTCACCTTCTCGAAGATGGGCGTCGTGTCTTTCGTCAACACACCGCCAGCGCCCGCCGTGTTGATGATGTCGCTTGACGCCATCTCACGCAGGGATGCCAGCGGGATGTCGATGAAGCCCGTCGCCTGCTGCGTGCTGCCCACCACAGTCCAGTCAGCGGTTGCGCCTGCACTTGCTACCTTGAGGTACAGACGTGTAACAGTCGAAGACTGGTACAGATACATTGCGCCGACTGACGCGCGCAACCACGGTGCGGCTGCACCATCGACTGCATCTCCGCCTCTCCACATACCCGGTACTGTCCCTAGTGTCGCCCACTGACTAGGGGTATACGAACCTGAGAATGGTGAACTCATCATGTCCCCCTAGAGATAGTAGAGAATGCGAACTGTCATTGCGCCGGCCGTCACCGCTGCGAAGTCGGAGTTGCTGGTCACTGTCAACGTCACGGACTTGGCTACCGTGTGAATGGCTGTGCCACTCACCGCACCCATGTCGATTGCAGCGGCAGTCGTGAAGATGCTCGGCGTGCCGGTGCTGTACCTGTCCGCCGTCGAGCCGTCTCCCACTTGCAGGGTGGCCGACGTGTCGCCAGTGAAGCCAGTCACGTTGAGGAGGTAAGTACGCACCGCGACAGCGCCCGCCGGAATTCCTTGCGCCAGCACGAGCGTGCCGACGGTGGAACCACCGTCCGTGAAGTCGGCGATGGCGACACGCTGCGAGATAACGTGCAGGCCGCCGAGTGCAGCCCAGTCATCGTCTTGCCCTTCCGTTTCTACCTTCTGCCAGGTGCGCGTTTCCCCACCCGATCCAACTTGCAGGTAGAGGCTGCCCCGCCCGGCGCGTATCCACGGGTAGGCATCACCGTCCGGGGCGGTGTTTCCCTGCCACGCTGCGGCAAGCGACCCCAGAAGGCCGCTCTGCCGTTCCCTGAACTGACCGTCAAAGATACTCATGTCGCCTCCCTTATGCCGTCACGGAAGCGCCGTAGATGTACCCGTGCGACTTCTCATTGGCGATGGCGAAGGTGAACTCGCCTACCACGTCGGACACGAAGTAGTCGCCCTGCTCTGAAATCTTGCCTCTCTCGAAGTCACGGATGGGTAGCCAGCCGATCTTCTCGGAATTGGCGAAGTAGTAGCGATCCTCCGGACACATCCAGTCAAAGACCAGCTTGACCTTGCCGTGCGGGGTCATCACGCTCTGAATCTCCGCTCCGCCAATCGTCTCGTCGCGTGACGTGGTGATGAAGTCCTCGTACATGGCCGTGATCTTCTCAAGGCCCCACGCGCCGGTGATGAGATGCGATACCTTGCCGCCGCCCGTGCGAATCTGGCGAATCTTGGTATGGATTGCGTCGCGGGTGATGGGAGCGCCCGCCAGGTTGGCGACGTTGGTCGTGACAAACGTCTCGAACCCACCCATCGAACCGTAGTTGTTCGCATCGCGAGCCACACGTTCGCCATAGTAGAAGGTGCGCTGCAAGAACTGAGCGAGTCGCCCTGCGCTGCCGCCGTCCGCAAACAACTTGCCGACCTGATAATCCATCATGTCGGAGATGCCGTACTTCTGGATCGCCTCTTGCGTCTTGGAGACGACAACGGCTTCCGAGAGGATCTGGCTGTAGTTGTAGGGGAGGGTTGTCGTGGTGGTGTAACCGGTCGTGTAGTTGGCCGCTTCCGGCATGGCGCGCGTGAGGATGGTAATGTACGAGCCATCGACCGCAGTTGTCACAGTCGAAGTTGCGCCATAGCCACGTTCGACGGTCAGCGTATCTGTGGACACCGAAGTGACCAGATACTTTTCCAGAATCGTGTTCGGCGCGGTCGTGAGCGCTACAGCAACGACATCACCCTTGCGGAAGTACGCGCCGTGTCCCGTGGCGACCACAATCGAGGTTCCCGATCCATCGCCGCCGCCACCCGTCCCAAGCACGGTGCGGAAGACGGGCATGGTATCTTCATGCCACTTGACGGTCGTTTGCGGCCAGTTGGGAATGCTGAACTTGCTGAGGTTGCTGCTTGAGAATCCAAACAGACGAAGGAGTGGAGCCTCCGTCCAGTCGATCATCTTGATGACATCGGAAATCGCAGGTTTTGCGACGCCCGAGGTCAGGTCGTAACTGTAAATTGTTCCAGTGGTCATGTCCTCGTCTCCCATCAGTGGGAGCGCGAGTTATCCCCCACTGCTTATTCTCAGTTGTCGGATGTAGGCGGTAACATCGCCTGCACTTGCGGCCTGCGCCAGGCCGCTTTCACTTGCGTTGGCAAGGGAACCACCGCCGATGTCGGGCCGGTTGGCCTCCTGTCGTTTGGCGAGTTCCGCCGCGCGCGTGTTGGCAATGGTCTCGGTCTGCGCCTTCATTTCGGCGATTGCCAACTCGTATGCGTCTTTCGGTGTAGCCGCTACGCTGAGTTTCTCGACGGGTACGCCCGTCTTTACGGACAACTCCTGTAACGTCTGCCACCGCTGATATTCCAACTGCTGCCGCTCCACCTGCTGCTGCATCTGCTCATACGCCCCCCGATACTGGTCGGCGGTGTAGTTGGCCTTTTCGAGGTCGTCCATCTGTTCCATACGGGCGGCGTGCAGTTGTTGTTGATACTCCTGCGCCTGCCTCTGGTACTCGGCAATCTGCCGTTGCTGGCTTGCCTGGAACTGGCGGAACTCCGGCGACTCGAACAGGTTGATGCGCGGCTGCGATGTTTGCGGCTGCGACTGTTGAGGCGTTGTCTCCGTGGCTCCGCTTGTCTCCGTTGCTTGTCCACTTTCGGGTGAAGGCGACGGCGAGGCTGGTTCTGACGAGACAGGGCTTGTCAACTCGTCCATGTGTTCTCCATTCATTTGCTAAGGTGCTAACGCCACGTGCGAAGTTGTTTGAGTGGAATGTCGCTCAACTTCCACGTTTCTGTATTCCGTCTATCATACCCAGACCTACTAGCAGTACGCCGCGGCGCTTCCCATGCCTGAAAATCAGTATTTACGTACTGCGCCTGCGGCAATTGCTCCCACGATCCACCGCCTCCACCCCATCCCCAGCCGCCCCCACCACCACCACCCATCGCAAACCCACCGTAGGCGCGATGCCCGAGTGAGTCGTAGCCAGGCCCGCTGCGGAACGCTGCTGCGCCGGTGGACGCTTCGTAGACGCCGATCTTCTCAAGGTAGTCCCAGTATTCGAGAAGTTCAGGATGCGCGGCGCGGAAGGCATCGCGCGCCTTCGAGCCTTTCGGGAGTTTCCCATATTGGCGGGCAAGCGTGTCGATGTTCTCGCCAAAGAGCGTTTGCGCTTCTGTGCGCTGTTCGGGCGTCAGTTGCGCCCAAACGCCAGGCGTACCGCCGCCTGTTCCTCTACCTGTCCCCGCTGTCTTGTCGTCGGGGAACCACCAGTCCCAGAACTTATCCAGTTCAGGGTGTGCAGTACGGAAGTCGCGGCGCGCTTGACTGCCTTCCGGTAGCGCGCTGAACGCGTCCCACGTATCGAAGATTCCCTCTCCGAACTTCTCTCTTGCCTCTGCCTCTCTCGCGTCTCTCTGCTCGGGCGTCAGGCCATCTTTGCCGACCGGCCCATCCTTCTTCTCGTACACGCCTATTTCTTCCAGGTAGGCCCAATACTTCTTCAGGATAGGGTTGGCTTCAAGAAACTCCTTGCGTGCCTGACTTCCTTCCGGGAGTTGGCTGTATTCATCTTTGAGTTCGAGTATGCCTTCCCCAAAGCGGCGCTGCGCTTCGGCGTCCTGGGCGGCTCTTGTCTCGCGATCCTGCGCCTGCCGTTGCTTGACCTTGACGACGCCCGGAGCGCCAGCCGCATCATGCGCTGCGATAATCTGTTGCGCCTTTGTTGTTGCCTGCTGGGGTGTGAACGCTGTCACATCACGCCCGTTGACTTGCGCCGACAGCACACCTGGCTGTGTCAGCATTCGAGCGAGAGTCGTTTCATAGGTCTGCCGCCACTGTTCGCCACCTGCGTTGTAGGCGTCCCACTCTGCCTGTGGCGCGCCGTCCTGCGGGCGAGTTGGATATTCGCCGGCTGCTTGAGACGCCTCATAGCGCGCACTCTCATAGGCGGCTGTGTCCACTTCCTGCTGGTTGTAGTTCTTATACGCGCCTTCGTAGGTTGGCTCTTCGCGCAATGTGGTGGCGTACTTCGCTTTGATGGCATCGCGTTCGGCGTAGTAGGCTTCGGTCATTTTGTCGAGGCCCGCATCGATGTCCTTCGTCTTCTCGCCCATGTGCGCCTGATAGTAGTCGTCTGTCGCCTGCCGGTACTTCGCTTCGGCGGCGTCCAGTTCGACGTCCTGCTGGTCGCGCGTCGCCTGCACGCCAGGTCGGTCGGGCGAGAACTCGGAAGGCATGGGTTCGTCGGGACTCTGGTACAGCACGCCGTAAGACGCACCGCGGATTCCCGCTTCATTTGTGCGCCGGTCGAACTCCTTGACCGCTGCGTTCGAGCCGTAGGGATTCGCGCCCTTGTTTGCGCCCATCTCGCGGCGCAGGTTCTTGGCCTGAATCATCTCCCGTTCGCCCGGAGCCATGACGCCCCACGGCACACCAGTCACCGTAGACAGCCCTTTTGTGGCAAAATAGTCCGCTCCTGCTTGCTGAACTGCGTTTTCCCACAGCTGCTGCGCGTAGGCTGGCTGATTGGGGAGAGGTGGGTATCCCTGCAAATCGCGCAGACCATAGTCCATCGCCCACTTGTACTGTTCCTCTGTGATGTTTGGGCTTGCTGCCAGATAGCGTCCCACAATGCCATGCATGTACGGATTGCCGCTGAAAAAAGTGGGCGGTATGTCCCCTGTTAGTGCCTGATACCCGTAACTGCCCAACTTGAAAAACGGGCCGAGATTCCCGATGGTCAACTTTTCTTCGAGACGCGGTATCGCTCCTTCTGGTCGTGGATAGAAGTAATCAAAGATTTCTGCCATAGCCGCTTCGTAGCCCGTGCCGCCGACAGGTGTTGTACTTTTCGCCCTGAGCCACCAGCGTTCCCACTCGTTGTTTGCGGTGTCCGGGTCTACAAACTCATTCGCAAGATAGGAGTTGTTCGGAAAGAACAAGTTGAGTGGATTGCCAACAAAGTACCTGCCGAACACAGGAATCATATCTGCAACACGAGCAGGGTCTCCCTGATTCCATACCTGATTCTGTCTCGCGCCGTTGCTCAACTCCTGTTGGAGTTCCCAGTAGGCGTTCATCAGGGCGGGGCGTGTTGCCATGCGCTTGAGCCAGTTGCCCGCAGAGCGCGACCAGAAGAAGTGATAGGGCATGACCATCGATAGAAGCGTGTCGAAGTTTCTCTGGTCTGCGTAGTTGAGCATTCCAAAGTCACCGGCCTTCGTCGCAAACCATTGACCGGCAAGCAGGTTGTTATCCCACTGGCGCAGGGCGTTGCTTAGCGCGTCGATGGCTGCCAACTTCTGTTGCGGCGTCATCACGTTTGCGACGGGTGCGAGTTGAGTCAGGGCATAGTTGAGTTGCTTCTGGAAACTGTCGATGCTCCCGAACTCGTCCATGAAAGCGTGTGCGATCTCGACGCCTGGCCCGCCGTGCTTGGTGGCCAAGTGCATGTTGCGCCGCCAGACCGCGGCCAGTTTGCGCGCGGCCTTCTCCCCTCCGGCGAAAAGATTTGCGGGAAAGGAGTAAAGGGTTGCATCGTTAAAGAGACGTGGCGCATTGATATCCTTCATGCGCCTCGCTTCATCTATTGGTTTGAGTATCCAGTCATTGTCTGACTTGTAGAATGTTTCTTCGGCACCGGCGGAGTAGGAACCCACATCTTCGCGGAAGCGAACCCGCGTGTACTCACTGGTATCTTCGATAATATCGACGGAAACATTTTCACGAGTTACCTTTGTCGTTCCTGTTGTGACTACATTCCCCTGTTTGTCTACCTTCTGAATATCCTGAATATCGTCAAAAGCGATCGTGTGACTTGCCATCAGGTCAGGTCGCACTTCGCTTAATTGCGGTCTGCCGCCTGGCGACCACACGCCTACGGATTCTGGCCCTACTACTTCTGGTGGCACTTCTGGCGCGGCTTGTGTAACGTCAACCGCTGCCTCAACAGGAGCAACGGGCGCTGCCTGCGCTGCCCTTGCCTGATAGTACGCGGTCGCCTTCTGCACTTCTTCCGGCGACAACTGGCCGAGGTCGGTAATGCGGCTGGGCCGTTTGAGCAGCCCGATCTCCTGCGCGTGGGCGTTCAGGCTGTTGAGTAAATGCGTCGTGTTCTTCTTGTCGGTCTGAGCATTGAAGGCGCGTCCCAATTCCTGAATGTCAGGGCGTCCGGCGGGAATCGAAACAGGCGGAGAACCGCGCCCAGGAGCAGGGGCAGGCGCAATATCAGTTACGGCAGGTGTTGATACGCGCGGGGCAGGTGGCGTGTAGCCTGGTTCTTCGTGCGGCAACTGGAAGCCGACGTTGGGCGTCTCGGGGCGGGGAGCGATGCCCAGCGCGCGACTGTTCGGGACACGAACCACCTGGCTTGGCGACGCGGCGTACTCGAACTTGCCTTTGAGCAGCTTCGTCACGCGGTACTCTTTCACCTTGCCGTTCTGTTGCCGGATGTAGACCGTATCGCCTACCCGCACTCCTTCGGGAGGCACGTCCAGCATGTTTTCCGGCACGCCCATCTTGCGGCGTGATTCTGCCAGCATCATCGCTTCGTCGGGCAGGGGACGCGGGGGCGCGATAGGTGCTGTACTTCCTGACGACATGCGTTGGCGTAAAGCGTTGTACTCAGCCATGACATTAGGCGGGATTGTTTCCCCCTCCTTGATGGCATGATGTATGTACAACTCCCATCCACTATCCAGAGCGTCCCGATCCCATGTCTCCAGAGTCTTGAACACACCAGGTTCACTTGAGGAAACAAGATCGTTCGGTCTTGCCCCGACTGCGACGTAACTCGCCGCAATGTCAATCTCCGGGTAGCGATTTGAGCGTCCGCCAGATATTGCAGTTTGTCCCGTGCCAATCTTCAATGGGTCAGGTTGGCCGGTCGCCTCATACATCTTCCCGTGTTTGATAGCCTGCTCGAACTCGCCTTTCGTCATCTCCCACGGGTTAACTGCTGCGGGCGGGGTATCGGGCAGTATTTCGGGCAGGGGAACGGAACTCGGGGGAGGAGCCTGGCCGGTAATCACTTCGTAGGCGGCCTTGAACTCATTGGCAGCGCCGTCCGTCGCATCGCGGAACAGTTTGTTGCGGAAGGCGTAATAAGCGTCCCACGCTTCCGATGTTTTTTCCGCTTTTGGGCGCGCCAGCGCCTTTATGCGCAGGGATTCCGCAGATGACAGGAGAGCGTCCGCCCTGTTGTTGGCGGCGATCATTACGTCGAACACTTCGGGAGTCGGGTTGCGCGCTACGGCGTCAAAGAGCGTGAGATACGCTTCGTCAATGTAACCCTGACTCGCGATGATAATGCGCTGATACGTTTCTTCGCCCGCCCTGCTCGCTTCCAGATCACGAACGGCAAAGTCCATCTCGCCCAGCGCGGCGTATTCCTGATACATATTCTGCCAGCGCGCCTTGACCGTCGCGGCGTCGGGCAGGTCTGACCGGCTCAGGGCAAGACGGGCGTCATCGACAAGTTTCTTTACCTTGTCGTGATAGCGTTGGATAGCCTCGGCGTCCTGCGCCCGTTTCCACGCCCAATTTGCGCTGCTTTCCGCTTCCGTCACGCCAGGAGCATTACGCACAAAGACTTCGTTATACGACTCATTGCGAAAGGCGCGCAGTTCCCAGCGCGCTTCATACAAGTCCATCCATGTGTTAATGGAAATGGTCGCGGCGGCGTTGGATGGTTGAGTCGAGCGCACGTCGTCCAGGAACGATTTGACGGTTTTGAAGGCGTCGGTGTAGGTCTGCGCCTCCTGCATGGCTGCGGCTTTCGCTTCTTGCGGCGAGAGACCTGCGCTGATTCCGTTCTTGATCCCCTCATCGACCATGCTGGCGGCGTCCTGCGCCAAATCTAGTTGCGTCTGCGCGTGCGTTCCGGGCGACCCTGTACCGGCGAGGGCGATGTTGTCTCCGAGTTGCCGTCTCCACTCTGCGACAATCCCGTTGATGCGTGTCATGTCGCCGTCAAACGAGTCAAGCGCCTTATCCATTGCGATGCGCAACTTCCACGGCATCTTGTCCACGATGAACTGGTTCTGCATGATCTGCTTCAACGCAGGCGTAATCGACTGGGCGTTGATGTCGGCGCGCATCTGTTTGGCAACGGCGGCCTTGTCGCCCGTTAACCCCATGCTTGTAAAGCGGGCGGTCAGTGTATCGACCATCTCTTGCGGCAGACCGGCGGCGCGCAGCGGTTCCGTGAAAGCCTTCCGCACGGTCTTCGGCCACTCCTGCTGCCAGAAACGGTCAAACGCCGTGTACCAGATACGCGTGTAGAAGTTCTGCTCGCCGACAGGAAGCGCCTGTTTGTTGCCAATCGGCACTTCGCCGCGCCCGAACGCACCCTTCTGCGCGGCCCAGTTCATGAAGTTGCGGTAGCGGTTGCCGCCGCTGCCTGTTGCCCTTGCGCCTTCGAAGCCACTCTGGATACCGCCCGCCCTACCTTCGGAGATGCGCAGGTTGTCGATTCCAAAACGACGCATGGCCTCGTCGATGCCGGAAATGGAATCGAAGGAGAGCAGGTTGTCCGTGAAGCCTACGGCGACGCCGTTCGATGCATTCTTGACGATGAAGGCAGGCGACAAAATCAGACCGAAGTCGGTCATGATCTGCTTCTGAATCTTCATCGGAATGGACAGGGTATTGACCGCTACATTGTGTTCGTTCTTGCGCAACGCCTTCTGGTACTTGGGGGCGAGAGCACGCGCTTCTTCGTAGGGGAGCGGTTGTGACGATCCAATCAGTTGCCCTGTCCTGTCCTTGTATTGCAGGGTAGCGACGTTGGGATTGTCCTTGACCGGCTTGGTCGTGACCGCCCATGTGGTCATCGGCGCGTCCTGCGGGACGGTCGCGACTCCATACAGGCGGCGCGAACTGTCGTACACGATCTCCGATACCTGACTGGCGAACGAGCCACGCGCCAGCGGCGTCATGTCGTCGGCAAGCAGGAAAGGGGAACTGAGAATATCTTCTCTGGCATTCTTGAGAAAGACGAGTTGGTCTTTTGCGACTTCGCCCAGACCGGCGGGCCAGTAGACCATGCCATCGGGCGATGCGAACTGCTTTATGGAGGGCGACGTAAACTCTGTGACAGGGATTCCCTTGACCAGTTGGGCGGGGTCGTCAATCAGGGTTGTGATGATCTTGCGGGCGTCGGCGACCGTAATCGGCTGCCCGCCGAACTGGGTAGCGGCGATGATCACGTTATAGGCAGACGCCTTGTTCCCCTGCGCCAGCCCTTCGCGCGTGCGCCCCCAGATTTGGGCGCTCTTCGCTTCGCTGGCAGGGCGGCCCGGCATCTTGCGAATGTCCACCTTCTTTGCCGGGCCTGGCGTGCTGGGAACGAGTTTGGCGGCAAGTGGCGCTTGCGGCGTGGCGGCTGTGACGGGCGGCATATCTGGATAGAGGACGGCAAGAATCTCGTCTGACTGGCGAGCCGCCTCGTCCAGTTCGGTCACAATCTGTTCAGGAGTTTTCGCAAAACGGGCTGCTGCTTCTGCAATGTCGTCCGCTATCTTTGCGGGTGTGGTCAGAACGTCGGCGACCATCGTCCAGTCGAAGGCAATGCCCTCTCCCAGTTCCGCCGCGATGTCTGTGACCGACATATTGCTTTCGAGCAGGTCGGCGACATAGGCATTTTCCAGTTGCTTCGCATCCGCCGCCGCCATTGCCGCGCTGTACGAGGCGTTGGCTCGTTCCTGCGGGTTTGTCGATTGCTGTGCGATGCGCCGGTAGAAGTCCGCCTGCGCGTAGCCTGCTGCTACGGCGGCATCGCGCTGTGCGATGACCGTGCGAATCTCCGGGTAGTCGCCTGACGTTTCCCGCACCTGAGCGCCGAGCTGTTCCCACTGCTGTTCTGGGGACAGGGCGGCCACTTCCACGTCGGTGCGCTTGCTTTCTAGTATGCCCTGATTCATCCGCTCCGAGGCGAGGTTGTACATCTCCCTCTGAATGTCGCCATTCGTGATGACTTCCCAGAGTCCGTGTTGCTTGACTGCTTCCCCGAACGAGGTGACCAGCCCATCGTACAGGTTGCCGTAAAGACGGGCGGGCGTGTTGCCGCCGACATAGGTTACGTCGCGCTCCGGGTCATACTGGCGGCTGAAACTATCGCCTGTATCCGTGTTGCCCGGTTCGATTGTGACTGGGTTGATCGGGCTTGTCGCGAAGAACTTCTGGGGCAGGGTAAAGAGCGCGTCGAACGTATTGCTGGCAGCCGCTCCCGCCTGCGCGACGGCTTGCCCTGCTGCGTTTTCAGGTTGCGCCGCGCGGAAGCCTTTCCACGCCCCCATGATTAGACCTGGAACGTTGGCTATCCCTCCGCCGATCACAGGCTTTACGGGTTGCTCTGCCGCCTGCTGGCGTAACGACTGCGCCTTTTCGTCTGTGCCTGTGGCCAGTCCTTGCCGTCTGCGCGTCGTCTGCATGAAGGATGCGAACGCGCCGGACGGCGGTGCGTTGCCATCCGAGCCAAGCGTGGTATCCGGCGAGGTGAGCAGTTTGTAGCCTGACGCGCCGATTCCTTCGAGACCGACGCCTGGAAGGAACGGGCGCTGCTTTCGTTCTCTCTCGTCCTCACGCGGCGGGAAGAAGGGCCGCCCTTGCGCCGTGTTGATGAGTCCCTGTCCCAGCACACTCGCTAGTGGAATCTGAACGATGGCAGAGCCTTCCGGCGCATTGCCGATACCGGAACCCGACGCTTCACGGCGAATGCGGCGCGAGCGTTCCGCCGCTTCTTCTGTGGGAGAAAGGTAGGAGCCGCGCAGTATGTCCGGTTGCGCACGCAAGGGCGGTTGTTCGCGTGTGGGAACGGTGCTGCTGCCTGCGGGCCTGCTTCCTGTAATCGTGGGCGTCGCGTAGGGATTGCTCTGCCCTGTTACGTCTTTCTGCAATTGAAGGGAGGGGCGAGGTCTTTCGTAAGGGCCGCGCAGAATGTCGGGCGGCGCGGTACGAGGAGGAGATGCAGAACGGCTTACTTCCGCCACATAGGGAAGAAACGTAACCCGTTCTGCACCCGGTTTAACGGAGCGTTGTTCGTAGGAAACACGCGAGGCTCCGGTTCGACCTTCGTCTTCGATATACGGTTCCCACGTCTGCCAGGTGCGGAGATTCGCCATCTCCTCGTCTTGCTGCTGCCGACGTGGCTTCTCGTAATCTCTTTGATAGCGGCGCGGCTTGTCCTCGCGCCCCTGGCTTATCGTTCCGCCCTGCTGCGGACTTCCTGGCTGTGGGCGACTCGGTTGCGGCCTGTTCGGTTGCGCGGTTGTCGATGGCTTGTTTGGCCGGGCCGATTGCGATGAGGTCGAAGGCTTATTCGGTTTCGACGGTTGCGGCTTGTTTGGCTTCCCCGAGTTCGAGACTGTGGGCATGGATTATCCCCAGTTTTGCATGAAGCGTGCGTTGGGCGCTTGCTGTCGACCGAACGCCTGCATGGTTGCCACTTGCAGGTCGGTTTGGTTGCGCGCCTGGTTGTTGTACCAGTCGTTGAGCGCCTGCATGTTGGCGACATCCCACTCGTTCTGCAAGCCAGCGTAGCCCTGCCCTGTCTGCGCCATTTCACCGAGATAGCCCATGTCCGCGCCGTACATATTGCCGTACATATCGTTATAGGAACTGTTCAGGGAGCCGGTCAGGTCGCCCATTGTGGCGAGAGAATTGCCGGAACTCTCAAGGCCGGTCGCCCACGTGTTGTAGTCGAGGTTGTTCAAGCCCTGCCCGTAGTTTGCTTGCAGGTTGGCGATGTCCATGCCCATCCCGAACTGGTCGCTCATCCCGCCCCACGTCTGATCCCACTGGTTGTTGTTCCATGTGTTCTGCGAGTTGGCGGCGTTGTTCGCCCACTCGTACCACGGCAACATCGCGCCATTCCATGCGTTGGCTGCTGCCACATGGCCTGTGTTGCTCCACCAGTCGGGATTCTGCCCGGAGAACCACGGCATCTGCGTGAAGGGATTGGTGGCAGGTTGGGTCAGGCCCAGTGGATTCGCGGGGGCGGCGGCGGCACTGTTCCCACCACCTCCGCCGCCGCCCCCATTGTTGTTTCCACCTCCCATTGCGAAATCGCCATAGGCAGGATGACCCAACGAATCATAACCAGGCCCGCTGTTCTGCGGGCCACCGCTTGCGGGAGGCGCGACGCCTCCCCCGCTGTTAATCGGAGGTCTGCCGCCACTGCTGCCTGGCTGCGGGCTTGGCGTGCCTTGACCTGATGGATTGCCTGACTGACTGGGCGTACCCTGACCCTGCGACGGTCTGCCCTGCGATGAAGTAGAGCCGGTGTTGCCCGACCCCTGATTTCCATAGCCTGGCGGTCTGAGAACGTCGGACGTGGAGTTGTTATTCCCAGCGCCGGGTCGGGCTGGCGGCGCGGCCGATCCGCTACTGGACGCGGGCGGACGCACGGTTCCAGAGGAGCCGGATGTAGTTCCCTGTGCCGCTTGCGGATTCACGCCGTAACTAAAGGGCGGATTGTACCCGCCGACCTGCTGGCGTGTCTGGTAGCGTCTATTGACGGTTGCCATGTGTCCCCCTTACCACTGCCACGGATTCTGACGGTTCTGGGCCTGCTGCTGTTGCGGGAAGGACTGGGGCCCCTGCCCCATTCCCATTGACTGTTGCGGTGGCTGTGCCTGCTGAGGTTGTTGCCACGGATTTGGCGGCCCTTGATATTGAGGCATGTTGGGTATTTGCGGAATCACCGGCATACCTGGCGACGGTCTCCACTGGGGCGAGTTGGCAATCTGCTGCGCAAAAGGATTCTGCCATCCGCTCTGAAACGAGTCATACGCCTGCCCCGGACTCTGCGGGCGCACCATCTGTTGCGTGGGCAGGTTATACGGATTCATCGACTGCTGCTGATAGGCGTTGCTCTGCTGCATGTAGTTTGGGCGCTGCACCTGATTCGCCCAACCGGGCATCCCCGAAACGTTTGGAGCCTGCTGATTGCCCACCTGCCACGGCTGCGCGCCCTGCTGCTGATACTGGAACTGTTGTTGCTGTTGCGGGCGCATCTGGGGCGGATATGTCCAGCCCTGCTGCTGTTGATTCGGCGGTTGCTGGCCGTAGCCCTGCTGGTACTGTTGCGGGCTGCCGTAGGCAGGCTGCCACGGTGCTTGTGCGTAGGGTGTGTTACCCGGGCGCGGCTGACCTGCGTTGCTTCCCCAGCCGACCTGCGGCATGGGTTGACCCTGCTGAGGCGGGTACTTCTGCGCGCCAGGCCCGGTGACATTGACGGGCGGAGAACCGGGCATCGGCTTTGGGGCGGCAGGGTTTCCGCCAATCGGCGTCCCCATCCCGCCACCGACCGTCCCTTGTCCCGCGCGCGGCGGAGACAGGATGGGGTCAAGCGTAATCCCGCCGGGTCTCTGGGTTGGGTCGCGTGACGGCCCCGCAAAAGGGCGGGGCGACGTGCGACCTGGCGGTTCGTAGCGCGGCCCTTGTCGTCCTGCGTTGACCATCTGCATCAAATCCATCATGTACCTCCCAGGCTATTCAGTTCTTCACCGGGCGTCATGGGGCGCCCTAACAGTTGCTGTATGAGTTCCGGCGGCATACCGGGCGGGAAGCCCATCGTCTGGGGAGACAACTGCCCGCCTACCATCGGCGGGAACGTGCCGCCATCCATGTTCAGAGAATCAAACTGGCCCGGAACCTGCGGGGGCATTCCCATTCCAGGTGGGTAGGACTGGGGCCCCTGCCCCATTCCCATCATTCCAGGTGGCATTTGTGCGCCGGGCGGGGCCATCATGTCGGGTGGCATTCCCTGCGGCATGGGTGGCATCTGTCCATTCATGGGAGGAGGGACGCCCATTGGTTGGGGCGGCGGTTCCGGTTGAGGCGGTTCGAGCAACTTCTGCAATTCCGTGCCTTCGACGAGGCTTTCCCACGAGTCGGGGAATCGTTTTGCCAGAGCAGCGAGCATGAGTTTCGGTTTGAGTTGCGGGTCTTCCATCAGTTGTTCGGTCAGCACGTTTTGCGCCTCGTCCGCGCTGATGGGGGCGTTGATCATCTTGTCTCTGTACCATTGGCGGCTGACGATTCCGCTGTCCACCAGACGCAGGCCAAGTGTCTGCACCTGTATGTCGTTCTGGGGAATCGTGTGCTGCAAGGTGACGTGATTTTCGTAATAGCCGTCGATCTCGTCAGGCGTCAACGTCTCGTAGAGAATCTTGCTGTTTGCCTTATCCATGCCCCACACGCGCACGCCGTCATCGGGAGCGAACTCTTCGACCAAACGGAGCATCAATTCGTCGACCGCTTCGATGGTGCGTTCGAGGTTGTAGCGGGTGCTGCTGATTCTGCCTTCGGCTGCGTTGCTGAGGATAGAGACGCCGTACCCTGCTTGCAGGGAACCGGGTGCTTGCCCGTACATGACGCCCGGGAAGGTAGACTCCTGCGCCGCCTTCTCGTACTGGCTCATCAGTTCGCCGGCGAGAGGGACGTTCGGGTTCATCTGGATCATCTCAATCTTCGTACCCCACGGATACGGCTGAGTGACGCCCGGCTTGACGACAAGGTTCTCCGGCAATTCCATGCCGTTCTCGTTCTGCACGGCGATGTGCGGCCAGAAGTACCACAGGTTCGCCGTCGCAATCTGCGATGCGAGCCTGGACATGGCGGGCCAGATTTCGACAAGAGGGTGCAGAATCGACAGGGAGCGATGCGAAGGAGTTTTGGACATCGAAACGTCAGCCCCGCCGACGATGATGGGGATCACAGAGTAGTCGGTCTTGTACGGTTTCTTGACATACTTCTCGTTTGCCAGCACCGCATTCCAGACCGTGCCATCGGTATCGGTGTACCAGTAATCGACGACTGGGATCTGCCTGCGTTTGGCCCTGTACCCGTTTGGCGTGTCGTCAATCAGGTCTTTCTTCGCCTTCGGATAGCGTTGCGCCACGTCGAGCGGGTCTGCGTCGTACTTGTGATAGGCGAACTCGGTATAGAGCGGCCCCTGGCTGATTCCCACATTGAGCGGGTCGAGATTGCGAACGAGAATAGGGAACCGTTTGTCCTTCAACTTCTCGGGCAGTTCGTCCCTGATCCACTTAACTTCAAAGCAGTGCATGGCCCTGACGCCCGACTGCCACTTGGCGTTCGATACGAGGTTTGTTCTCTGCTGCTGGGCGGCCAGTTGCCATGCGGACGCAAGCCATCTTTCCTTGCGTTCGGACACATTGACTTCGTACTCGGACAGGTCGCGCGCCGGGCAATCAATCTTGGGGTCGTCTGCAATCAGGCGCATGAGCAGATTGACGACATTGTAGGGAAGAGGCAACGCAAACTGTTCCTGCCCTGCCGCCTCCGCCTCCGCCGAAGTGCGTGAGAACGCCTTGAGTTTCCACATGGACTCCCACACTTCGGCCATGCGCCTGTACTCGCCCATCTCCTCCTCATGGCGCTTGACCTTGTGCAGAATGTCGTCTACTTCCAGTTTCATGTACTTGTCCTCAATGTGTCCTGGCTATCTCCAGAAACTCCGTGCAGTCGCCATTTGCGTTTTCTTCTTTTCAAGCACAGCGCCGAAGTGACTGACCAGCCCGTAACCCAGCGCAGAGAGTGCATCCTCATTCTGCTTGACGGGTCTGCCGACCATGCTCCGACCTTCTACAAACTGCGGCCACTTGTAGGAAAGCAGTTCGCCGAGAATACCGTAGGAGCGCCCTGTGCTATCCAGTTTGCTGTTCAGGTGGTCTGCAAAGTAGAGGAGCGGGTCTCTGCCGGGCGGCTTGAGCCTGAGCGTAATCGCCTGTCTCCAGATTTCTTCCTTGATGTAGTTCATCTTCCAGCGCACGCCATGCACGCCGTAGCGTTTCAACTCTTCTTCCCACACCTGTAACTGGCTCTTGTTTCCCTGCCTCTGCTTGGCCGCAATGTCAATCACGCCATCCTTCACATACGGCCAGAAGCGGCTTTCAATCACAAGAGGAATGACATCCTGCGCAATGGCGTTATGCTCGTATACTTCGTCCAGTATGCGAACCTCTTGTCCGTGCAACTGGACGAAAAGGCAGGCATAGGTGTGCGTGGCCGGGTCAACCCACAGTTCGACGGGAAGCTCAGAATCGTATAGATCATCCATACGCTTGAGATGTCGTTTCCTGTCAAACTGAGGAAAGACAAGTCCTTTTGGCTTGCAGGGTATTCCACCAAACCGTTCCTGAAATAAGTCGGGCGGCATGGTCGCTTCGATGGCCTTGATGTTCGGGTCATCCCTCCCCCCAGGAAACTTTGCCAGATTCGACCAGGTAGGGACGCTGAAACTCTTCCCCTCTTCTGGGTTGACCGCCTGCCATCTCTCCCATAAGTCCGCATACCACCCAATCGAGTTCTCAAACGTCCCCGAAAGAATCAGCGGCGCCCCCTTCCTCGCCACACGCTCGAGGCATTTCATAAACGCCTCGTGCGTCTGCTGCGCCGCCTCGCACATCACCACCACATCAGGCGCATAGGAAGCCAGCGATATTGCATCACTCGATGATTTCGTTAACCACGTGAACCCACCCTCCCGCCAGTTGATGCGAAACTTGCACGAACCCCGACTCGGATAAGAAACACTCCCGTCATCTATCAGCCCCATGTCCTTATAAGACTGAAACAAATAGTCGAACTCCGGCCTCGCCTGCTCGTAGTCCGGCCCCACCAACCAGCCTAGTCCACCAGGCGTTACCGAATACCTGTGACACTCCATCGCCGCCGAATAACTCTTGCCACCCTGTATCCCCCCAGCCACCAGCCTGAACCGCGCTCCACTGTTGTGAAACTCCTCCTGCTCCTCCGAAGGCTCGTACCCAGTCGCCTTCCACACAAGCAGCCGAAAATCCTCACCCTCCATACCATCCCATTACCACACGCACACCTACTAGCAGTACGCCATCCGCACACTGCCCCTAAACTCATATCCAGTTGTCAGGAGATTTAGCCTTGACTAACTTTCTATCTAAACAAGGTTAAGCGCGGAAATCCAAAACGGAGAGAAACTTTAAGGTTAGGGCGTACTAGCAGTAGGTCTATACCCGTAGAGTAGTAACAGGCTTGGCGTGCCACGCACTAGCCAAGCCTGTTACTACTCTACGGCCCCCTCTATCCTCTTAGCCTAACTTCTTCGATAACCACATGATTACCCGAAAAACTACGTAAAACTGCAAGAACAACAAGAACAACATGAAAAGCGTGAATAACGTGTTACCGTCCATGTAGACTCCCTGTTCCTAATTTGAAACACGCGTGAGGGTAGGTTGTTGGTGTAGATGTAGTAGTGGTTGTGGAGTAGGTGTCAGGTGGATGTCTTGTTAATGTTGGTATGCTATGTGTTGGTGTTGTGTCATATTGTGTCGTATTGTTTTCCGCCTCCCCCCTACTCCGCCTCTCCTTCGCCTGTCTCCTTCGTCTCCCCTCTCACTCCTTCCGCATCCGCTAACCCGCGTATCGTAGCCAGCAGCCCGCTCAAGTCCACGCTCCCGCTATCATCCGATTGCGCCCTGGGCTTCCCTATGCCGAACGTCAATGCCACCTGCGCCACCTCGAGCATTCCACGCCACGACCGATTCTTCTCCGCCATCTCCGCTGCCTTGTTCAACCAGGATACGATCCGCTCAGGTGGTACGTTGTTCACGATAGCAGCACGATACTCGCGAGCCTTGTTCTCTGCCCTTTGATGCGGCGCCGGCTGGAGAGTGTGACCAGGCTGAAACCACGTTGCAACACTAGCAGAAGCAAACCCCCGCCCGTCACGCGACTCACGCGCGAATGAACCTTCCTCCTCTACTCTTATCGCATACCCATCTCTTTCATCACTCGCCGCGCTTTTAGGCATCGCGTCAATCGTCTTCACGTAATACATCCCTCTTGTCTCCTTAATCTCCTTGTCTTCTTCGCTCATACCCTGCTCCTCTTCTACTCCATCCAACCTTAAAGAATCGCGCTTTCCTCACATTGCCTATTGACATACGTCTAGCACTCTGCTATACTCCTGACGTGAAGGAAGTTCAACCCAGCCGCCAGCCATTCTAAGGGAGATCGTACCATGACACGCAAGGTTGTTCAGTTATCTTCCGACCCGTTCGCCCGCACGACCACCGTTCGCAAGGTTATCCAGACTTGGAACACTTGCGATTGGTGTGGACAGAATCACAAGGGGCATTTGTTCCGCTACGGCAGTGACAACGATTGGCGCACAGGCTGGGATAACAGGGTGTTTTGTTCCATCGGATGCCGCCGCGACTACTACGCCTGACCCGTACTATCCCAACCCTTGCCCTGGCGTGCGACCAGGGCAAGAGCCGGACATAGTGCGCCGGATAATCCACCACCAAAGGAGACCACATCATGTATTACTCACTCCAAACCCTGGCCAATGACAAAGCACGAGGTACTGTACTTGTGCGCCGCCACTACGAATCATCCAGCCGCGTACTCTCTGAGTATGACCAGTACAAAGAAGCCAACCCGCACGATCCATACGTCGAAATCGTTGTCCATAACGAAAACCTACCAGCAGAACCGGGCATTTTCTGGTGTGCCAGCCCGGACTATCCAACCTTCGCCGACTACATCAAGAAGTATAAGTCCTAGCACGTCAACCCTTCCACCTTCGCCGCCCACCCTCTAACCAGGGTGGGCAATACAGGAGACAGCAACATGGCAACCGTCAATCGCTCATGGCTACGCCGGCAAATCGAAGCCGGAAAGATGGAAGGTAAGGTTACTCTGTCACTCACAGATGACTACGCCTTCGACAATTCAATCAACTTTGGCCGCACCGCATGGCTCCCCGTCAATTTCGTTTCGTGTGGCTCGGACTTCCGCCCGGATCACTGTAACGTGTGGGAAATGGACTTCACCAGCAAGCACGGGCGTGCATGGCACAACGACGACGGAACCATCACGCTGCACTACGCCGGGGATTACACAGCATTTCGCCCAATCCAGGAGACCACCACCACATGACAGCACGCCAGCAGATTAACATGCGCGTATCAGATAAGACCCGCACCCAGATTGACACCCTCGCCGAGAGGTGGGGCTGTTCAATCACCGAAGTCATCACCATCAGCATCGACCGCACCTATACCACCGAACTCAAAAAACGGAAGACCACAAAGGAGACCACACATGCACGCAGCGAAGACACAGGACAGTGAAGAGCAGGCCCGCCGGCGAGTCGAAACTACCCCGGAACTGAAAGCGCACGAGGATACCATCCTCTACGACTGGCCGAACAGGAACGAACACATGCGATGGGTCGCTACCGCTCCGGTAGAAGAGATCGTAGACTGGGCGAAGAGCGTCGAGCAAGCGCAGCTCGTCGAGGATGTCAAGGCCGACGAGTACTACGAGCCAGAGTAACGCCACCCACAACCGCATAGCGTACCCGCCCCGGCCCACCCGCCGGGGCTTTACTTTGCCTCCTGACCCCCACGCAACCGGTTGCGTTTGCATTCTACACAGGCCACTGATATCTCGCGCCACTCCCCTACCTATTCCCCGTCTGCCCCGTCATACTCTGCTATCTCCCAGTAACCCCCGTTATCTTCAGGATCATACAACGGCACGACCAGCGACACCTTCTTGAGCAGCTTCGCCGCGCCGTCTGTCGTAAGGCCAAGTCTATGCCCTGCCTCCCGACTCGTCAACCGCTCGCCATGCACAAGCAGCCACACCACTAGCGCGACGCGTTCTGTCGGTAGGGTTAGCTCGTCGTCACCCACGCATACCCCCATCACACCGCCCCTATCGCACGCAACGCATCTTCAATGCTCTCGACTATCGCCACCTGGCCGCGCCACTCCTCATGGAAGAGCGCTTCGTCTGCCGTCAGCCTGCGCGCCGAAGGTGGAAGACTGCCGTCTTTTATCTCGAGCAGCAGCGTCCTACCCTGATAGCCCACCGCTAGGTCGGGCGCACCCCGACCTAGCGTGTGCATGGGCAGTACCGTAGCGCCTGCCTTGCGCAGCGCCTTGACGATCTCAGACTGGTTGCGGTCTACCTTAGCTGAGAGCCGCATCGCCTTTGGACACAAACCAGTCGTTGACCGTCCGCCGCAATAGACGCCACTCCCCTTCCGTCCCCTTCTCCTCTGCCAATGCCAGCCGCAGCCAAACCTTGCACTGTTCCAGGTCTGACAGATGCGACGAAACCTTCTCCGCCGGCCACGGCTGCCCTGCCCGGACTGGTACGACCGGTACTGGTGGTGTGACTGGCACTACCGGCACAACTGGCACGACTGTCTCACCTGCGTACTGCGCCTTCGCTGCCTTCTCCGCCTGCTGTGCCTGACTTAGCACTGCCGGCTTGCGTGCGTACTGTGCCTGCGCTGCCTTCACTTCCATCGCCTTCGCTGCCTCCTGCTCTGCCTTCGCCTTCTTCGTTTCCAGCTCTGCCTTCTCTGCCTCACTTCGATACTGTTCCATCACGCACCGCTACCTTTCTTCCCCGAACGAGGCTGGTCGCCGCATCATAGGCCGCCTCGATGGAAAACCCATACGCCCTGATCGGATGCTCATACCACCACATGCCAGGTAACATCACCTCCACGTCGTAACGCGGTTCATCCCTGTCCGCCACGCTCACGCCCAGCGTCACACTCTCCGCTCCCATCTCCGCAGCCCATGCAAGTAACGTCGCCTGCTCTATCTCAAACATCACCACCCCCTTACTGAACCTGCTCCACTACTTGGATACCCAGCCGATGAAACTCGCTGACCAACTGCTTCGCCCTGTCCCACCCACACCTGGCAATGAACGTGTCCCCCTCGAATCTGCCGAAGTTGCGTGCCAGTTTCTCTACCGCCGTCATCCCTTCCAGCTTCTTCCACATCTCATCCTCAATCGTCTTCTCGCGTGGCTCCCTGATTTGAAACGCCAGCGGCGCAAAAGATGTGTCCACTCCACCAGCCCCGTTCCCGTTGCTCGAAGGCCCGTCGCCGTGAAACTTTCCACGTGCTACCTTCGCTATCCACTTGAACGAACGCACCCGCCCGTTACCCAGCTGCACCGCGTCAGTGATTGAATCCAGAATCGGACGAAGACCTACCTCCCCAAGCAAGTCGCCGTACATGTCACCCATTAACGGCGAGTCGATGAACACACCCGCCATCGCAAGTTTGTCGAGCAGGATTTTCCAGTTCCCTTCTTCTAGCTTCTCTTTGGTTGCTTTTAATGATGGTTCTATTGGTGGTTTGGGTGACATGGTGTCACCCCTAGATGTCTCAAATGTCACCCCTAGCGGCGCAAATGTCACCCCTAGATTGTCTTTGGGATGACATGGTGTCGCCTCTAGACCCGACATAGTGTCACCCCTAGCCGCCCCATACTTGGGTTTTTGTGCTGCCTTTTCGAGCCTGATTGCGTACTCTGCTGGCCTCTTGTTGGTCGCTGCTTTGACCACGACCAGCACGCCGAGCGCCGTCAATCCGTGCATCACGCGTGATACCTGGCGCTCGCTGTAGCCTGTCTTCCATGCAATCAATGGGATGGATGGGTAGCAGTTGTCCCCGTTATCGTCGGCGTGATCCGCCATCGCCAGCATCACGGCCTGCTGTCCGTGGTCAAAGTCGCATTGCCACACCGAGGCCATCAGCCGTATGCTCATCCCCCGCCCCCATCCTTAACCCGCAGCCCACAGCGCCGAATCTCGGCGAACATGTCCATCGCGAAAGCCAGTTCTGCCTCGTCAATCAAGCCACGGCGCCGCAGGCCACGCACCCAGAGGATGAGTTCGTCGGATGGCAACAGGATGCCCAGCGCAATCGCCGTGCGGTCCTCGCGCTGGGTTTGCTCAGTCCGTTGTGCGAACGTCGCCAAGATACGCTTTCCTGTCCTGAATGTCTGCGCGCAGGTGCTTCGCCTCAAGCGCCGCGTCGATTCCGTAGGCGGCCAGCGTCGCCGCCCCGGCAGAGGCCGCCACGATCCACAGGTAGCGCAACGCGCCCATGTAGTCCGGCTGCTCGGCAAGGATGATGAACGTCGCCGTCCCCAGAATCACGCCTACCCCGTACAGGTAGGCCAGCGGGCGCGGCAACGGGGCCCCGAGCAAGCGCCGCCACGGAAAGAAATGGCCGGCGAACATCAATGCCACGGGCACGGAAACTGCTAGGGCTATGTCCATTTTTGGGTATCACGCTTTTCTTTGGGCGGGTGTAGGATAAGGGCAGACGACATTGAGGAATGTCGCCGCTGCGCCGCAGAGCGCACCACATTACGCAACGCCCCCACCGCCCAGGGGGCGTTGTCTTTCCACAACTGCTACAGCGTATTGCCTGGGGTGCTATTCATAGGTACAAAAAGGCTACTGCACTGGACTATAAGTGCAGAATAGTGCTAGCAGAACTACGCCTCAGTTCCTTACTCTGGCAGGACTAAGAATTCGAAGGGAGTCATTTATATAACCTATTGGTACTACTCTCTGGACTACACCTGCGCACGGCAATGCTGCGCCTATTACTGCCAGAAATACGAGCGCCCATGCCCTACTGCGCTGCACTTTCAGCACTATGCTCGCCATTACGCAGTAGTTCCTCAGTCGTGACGCCGAGCGCGTCGGACAGTTTCATTAGCGTATCGACCGACGGCTGTTTTTCGCCGCGCTCAATCTGGCCGATGAAGGTCTGCCCTACCTTTACCCTCTGAGCCAGTTCGCCCTGCGTCATCTTCAGTTCCGTGCGCCACTTCAAAACATTCGAGCCAAGCATGTTGTTCCTCCTCTGTAGAACTTGCATACCTGTATGATAGCACTCACGGTGCATTCTGTCAATGGCTTTCCACCTGCGTATGCACCTTTGGTTCTATGCCCGAAAGCGGCGGAGTATGCTGGTGGTATGGCAAAGAAACCCGGCATCGACGGGCGGCGTATCCTCAAACTGCGCACGGAACTGAAGATGCTACAGTCTGACGTAGTGGCTGCCGTCGAGAAGCACGGCGTCGCCCTCGGCCAGTCCCACTACTCCGCCCTGGAGCGTGGTGTTAAGTCTGTGAGCGTCGAAACCTTGATCGCTCTTGCCTTCGTCCTGGATACCACGACCGACTATCTCACCGGACTGACAGACGACCCCGCTCCCCGCGCCGACCTTGACGACCAAATACTGCTAGTCGAGACCGACCCCATGCGCCGCGAATATCTACAGCGCATGTTCACTGCCATTGAACGTATGCCCGTCGAGCGGCGTGACAAACTTTGGAACCTGATCAGCACCCTCTATACCGGCGTCATGGCCGAGACCACCGCAAATATTTCCCATAGAAAAAACTGAACATCTGTGCTATTCTTCTTGCAACCCCTTCTTACGCAAGGAGAATCACATGCCTATCCGTATCACCCCGAGACCGCCACTGCGCTATCCCGCTCCCCTGCCCCGTGACTACCCGAAAACGGATACCATCCTCGTAATTGACCCGCCCTATACCGGCGAACGCCTGACCGCAATCCTACACTTGGTAGCCGAGGCTATCGAGCGCGGCGAGGACTGCCCGATCACTGTCCTGACCATCAAGTAAGACCCCCCTACCCCGCCCCGACGCCATTTCCCGCGCAAACTCATAGCACTTTCAGCGTAATTGCCTATTGACATGTAGCACTCATGGTGCTACAATGTAGGCATAGCCGAAACGAATCACCGACCCGGCGTCACACTTTCAGGAGGAATCATGTACGCAGCGAAGCAGATGGACAGTACCCCGACCTATGTCGAGCCGTATCCCGGTCATTCCAGGGATTACGAACGGGCACTGTATGAGGGTGAGCGCCTCTTTGGCGCATTGAAGTATGGCGAACACAAGGAGACCGCGATGGACGACGACTACACCCCGTTGACGGAAGAGGAGGCCGAGGCCGAGTACCAGCGGCGCACGGCGGAATGGAACGCAGAGCAGGACAGGCTTGCCGGCGAGGCGCACCGGCGTGAGATGCACCGTGCCTTCACCGAGCAGATGGCAGAGTACCGGCCAGGTAACCCGCAGTGGGAAGAAGCCCACGCATGGAACGCAGGCCCGGACACGGGCTGGCTCTAAGGAGAAAGACATGAGCAATGAAATCGTGACCTACCAAGCAGACCCGCAGGCGTTGAGCCTGTACATGCCAGTGGTTGACGTGCGCATGGCAGTCGAGCGCCGCAACATGATCGAGGCATTCGTCAAAAATGTGATGGTAGACAAGCGCGACTTCGGCACGATCCCGGGCGCGGGCGACAAGAAGGTGTTGCTCAAGGCTGGGGCAGAGAAGTTCTGTTCCTTTTTTGGATTGCTCCCTGATTTCGTTCCGCTCGTGGCGATTCTGGATTTCGACGGAACAGGCGAGGGACACGGCGAACCGCTTATCTACTATCGGGTGCGGTGCGACCTGTACAAGAGTGGCGTCAAGGTAGGGGCGGGCGAAGCATCCTGCCACAGCCGGGAGACCAAGTATCGTTGGCGCAATGCGGCGCGCACCTGCCCGACTTGTGGGCAAGCCGCCATCATCAAGGGCAAAGAGGAGTATGGCGGCGGCTGGCTGTGCTTCAAAAAGAATGGCGGATGCGGCGCGAAGTTCAAGGATGGCGACAAGGCCATCGAATCGCAGACGATTGGCCGCATCTTTAACCCAGACGTGCCCGATCTCGACAACACCATCCTGAAGATGGCAGACAAGCGAGCGCTGGTCGCGGCAACGCTCATTTGCGGGAACCTGTCAGACTACTTCACGCAGGATATGGATGACTTCGCAAGCGTCGGCAGTACGCTCGAATACGATGTCGAGACCACGGCGACAATCACCCCGGCGCCTGCCGGCAATGGCAAGCCGGCCCCAGCGCCTGAGTACGATTACAAGGCCGTGTCCAAGCGCATACGTGAGATGGGCAATCAGTTGTTTGGCGACCAGTGGCCCACAGAGGCGAAGGCAATCGCCAAGCGGGTTGGCTTCGAATGGGCGAAGGCCACCCCCGATAACCTGGAAGCGGTGATTGCTATCCTCGAAGCGCAGGAACCGCAACCCGCACTGGAAGAGGCCGCATGAGCGCCTGGATTTTGGTAGACGGGCAGACGACGGTCATCAATTCCGCTCACGTGGTTGCGTACCGCATCGAGACGCGCTGGGAGGGAGGCATGACGCAGGCGGAGGCAGAGGCAGAGGGGATTGAGACCTACGCGGTGGTAGCCGACATCGCGGACGGAGGATTCGACATCGTGTCAGACGTTGACCAACAGGCCGCCGTGGATGTTTTTATGAAGGTCATCAAGGCGCTAGGGGAGACCGATGGGGTCTTCGACCCTCTCCCGGAAGACGAAGACGGGGAGCCGCAACCCGCACTGGAAGAGGCCGCATGATGGCCGAACCATTCGCATCGTACATTGTCATTGTCCTGATAGGCACGCTGTGCCTGCTCTCGCTGGCACTCAGTAGCAAGGGGATGTGAGACCGTGATTGCCCTAATCATTGCCCTGTGGCTGGCCCTGTCGCCGCTGAGCTGTCCGCCCTATTGCGGATTGAGTTCCGACAAAGACGTGCATCTGCCCATTGCAATGAGGAGTGTAACGCCATGAACGACGATAACAAGGACACAGCGGCGGCGACATACCAGGATGCGTTGCGATACCTGGAAACAATCGATGCCACGTTGCGGGCAGCCCGCCTCAAGGTCGCCGCTCTTGAGTATGAGTACTCTTCTGCGCTGAAGGAGGCGCAAGATGCGAGAGACGCCTATCACAAAGACGAGGCCGCCTACCTGAACAGACTCGGCGCAATCATGGGGGTGGAAAAGTGAATCACCCTGCTAGCCCTCTCGTTTTCGGCACGCCGGGTCTATACCTCTGCCCGATACCGGCGAGTGCCCACAGAAGGGCGGCGGGCCGGCAGGAACCTTGACGCCAAATGCGCCCGCAGCCGCAAGCCTGTCCGCCTGCAAGACTCCTTAGGCGTTAGAACAGAAGCGATAGCGATGCCACTCCTGACAGGTGAAGAGAGCATCCAACGGCGCATACCAGCCGAGGGTGACGGTGCTCGGGGGCAACCGTCACCCTCAAAATCGAGAGCAATCATGAGAGAGTTATCACTATTCACAGGAGCAGGTGGCGGATTGCTAGGTACAACCCTTCTGGGTTGGACTCATGTTGGGTACGTGGAAATAGACGACTACTGCCAGCGGGTGATAGCGGCCCGCATTGCCGATGGGATTCTGGACAATGCCCCAATCTTCAGCGATATCAGAGCATTCATCAGTGACGGGTACGCCGACGCATATCAGGGACTGGTTGATGTCGTGTCTGGCGGATTCCCCTGCCAACCCTTTTCCGTCGCAGGCAAGCGAGCCGGAGCCGACGACCATCGCAACATGTGGCCCGCAACTATCGAGTGCATCCGGCGCGTTCAGCCAGCCTATGCTTTTCTCGAAAATGTCCCTGGACTTCTCAACTCAGGTTACTTCGGAACCATACTCGGCGACCTGGCCGAGAGCGGGTATGACACAAGGTGGCGTGTTCTATCCGCAGCCGAAGTGGGAGCGCCGCATCGCAGAGATAGGCTCTGGATTGTTGCTACCAACTCCGACCATACCGAACGGCGGCGGAACGGGCAGGAGCGGCAAGCGCATCAACGAGATACCGAGTCTACAAGGAATGGCGAGTCGTGGCATGTGGCCCACGCCCAAAGCAAGTGGGAACCGCAATTCGAGGGCGGCGCTAATCGACGAGAAGGGGAGCGGGGCGAAACCGAGCGGTTTGAGCCTGGAGCAGGCGGTGGAAGTCCATATGGGGATACTGCCGCGGGAACTGAATCACGTCGACGAACTGCCGCCGAAGTATCGCAAACTATGGCCCACGCCGACAGTGCAGGACGCCGAGAACAACGGCGGGCCGAGTCAGGCGACGAGTGCCTCGTCGCCTCTGAACTCTCTGGCTGGTGGGAAGTTGAACCCGATGTGGGTCGAGTGGTTGATGGGCTGGCCTATCGGAATGACCGGCTTAGAGCGCTTGGAAACGGGCAGGTTCCGCTCGTGGCTGCAACAGCATGGCGGTTGCTGAATGAGTGAATCAAAGACCTGCCAGCAATGGCAACGATGGCCCGATGGCTGCAAAAGAGGAATCGATGAAGAAGAAACACTGGTACTGGCAAGAGAAACACGGAGGCCATACCTGGACGTGGGCATGGCGACCGGGATGGAGTAGCAAGCCTCCGGAACTGGGTACTGGAAAGAGGGAGGTTGACAAGTGTTCTACTTGCGGCGCGCTACGCCTTGATCGTGGGAAGAAATACGTCGCGACAGACGGCAGGCAAACAAAACGTGAGCCGCCATGTACATTGCAGAAAGGAGCCTGAACATGGAACAGAAGCCGCAGCAACCGATTGACGACGCTGCACGCCGTGATCGTGATTTCTATCGCATGACAGAGAGGGAGGATGCCGAGTTGGACGCAGAGGTGAGAATGGCAGGGACAGGGCCGTGCTTCGCAGATGATGGGGAGTACCTTTACCCACCCACCAAGTGGCAGAGTGACGCGGCAGCCGTCGCCATCGACGAGTTGCACCGGCAACAGTACCGGCCCGTCGAGACGACCACCCTCAGCGATGAGGTCGCCGTGCTGACCCAGCGTGTTGACCTCCTGTCTACGCAGGTGCACGGTCTTCAGGCGCAAATGAATCGGCTACTTAACCCGGAGACGACAAGCATTGTGGCTTTTCTCACATCACCAGAGGTCATGAGGTACATCGCAGCCAATCCGCCGTTCGGAGATGATGGCAAGTGATCCTCTACGCTATTGCCATCTGGTTCGTGGTGGCGGTGATACTGTTCGCCGCGATTGTCTACCGCATTAGCCGCAACCCAGAGCGATCGTATCCCATGACGAGCGGCATCCCTGAGAATGAGAGGCCTGTTAACAAATGAACGTCTGGTCGTACGGCGGAGGAACACAAACGGCGGCGATTGCCGTGCTTATTTTGCAAGGGAAACTTCCGCGTCCTGACCTCGTGGTATTCGCTGACACAGCGCGGGAACTATCCACAACGTGGGATTACCTCGCAGAGATTGTGCAACCTGCCCTTGATAGCATCGGACTCACGGTGCAGGTGGCGGGCCACGAATTGAGCAATTACGACCTGACTTCATCAGGTCGTAATTTGCTTCCGCTCTTCACGACACAGGGCGGCAGTGTGGGCAAGTTGCCGACCTATTGCAGCAACGAATGGAAACAGCGCCCGATCCGGCGTTGGCTACGGCAACAAGGCGCAGACGATTGCGACGTGTGGCTCGGTATCAGTACGGACGAAATCGAGCGCATGAAACCGAGCGGCCTGAAATGGTACAGGCACGTCTATCCGCTGATAGAGATTGTACCGACAAACAGGGCGGGGTGTGTCGCGCTGGTCGAGAATTACGGCTGGCCTACTCCACCCAAGTCGCGCTGCTGGATGTGTCCGAACCAATCCGCGGATGCGTGGCGACAAATGCGCCGTGACCTGCCCGACGAATACCAGAAGGCGGTCACGCTTGACGCAGAGATTCGCCTGGTTGATCCGCACGTATATCTACACTCATCCGGCAAGCCGCTACCCGAAGGGGTCGAACTGAGTGACAACCAGCCCGGGCTATTCGATGGGTGCGACGGAGGCTATTGCTTCGTATGAACATCGCGCAGACGAGCGGCCAGTCGCCCGAAACAATCCGCCAGGAGCGCGCCCTATACGAGCGCAGCCCCGCCGGTGTGTTCGCAGCGGTTGCGGGCAATTGCGCCGGCGGGCTGGGTGTCGCCTTCATTGCCGGGGTCGTTTGTCACTGGATTGGGGTGTCGAATGTCATGACGGCCCGCGTCGTAATCTCCACGTGGCTTATCGCGTGGGGTGCAATTATGGCCCTGTGGCAATCGCAAGATGAACTCGCCATCGTCAAGGCGCAACACAAAGTCGCAACCTTGACGGCGCACCTCGATAATGCGGAGGACAAGATTGCCGAACTGTTGGCAGACAACGCGACGCTCAAGCATGAAAATTCGATGATGGCCTGGCGCATCCAGGAGGGCGAGCGCAACCGCAACTTTACACCCGCCACCTCGCCGGAGACGCCTGCCTACCGAGACGCGAAAGAACTCATCCGCACATGGGCGCAGGTAGGCAAGCACCCGAGTCGCCGTCAAATGGGATGGACAGACACCCGGCACAGCGCCGCAATGTGGGTACTCAAAGACCGGAAAATCGTCACAGTAGACACGGGCAACGTCGTGTCATGGCTTGCGCCAGACTCCTCCACTGCCCTGCTAATGCTGGCAGTCGGCAAAGCACAACTCGAGAGCTGGCCTGGTGGATCGACCAGCGCCAGCCAGGACGCGTAAGGGAAAACAGAATGAACAACGAGGAAGAAGTCACATTCCAATCCATCGTAGAGATGCTTGCAAAGATGGAACAGCAACACACATCAGAAAAAAGCGCGCTTGTATCCGAATACGAATGGCTCAGGGATCAGATGATCCGCGGAATCAAAGCAATCAGGCTCGCGGAACTGCACTTCGATGCGCATGCGGATCGCTTGTGGCGCAAAGAGTTGCCCGACATAGACGCATGGTTAGAGGAAATGGAAACCGCAACGATGATATCGGGAGAGGACGGTTGACAATCGACTGGACTTTTCCCTGGCTCATGTTTGCCACCGGTGCGCTCGTCATGCGGGCATGGTTGCGCAACCCCGCAGGGCGCTGGATTGTGCCGGCGATAATGCTTTGGGACGCCGTGCTAGTCGTGGGCCTCATGTGGTGGTGGAAGGCGGCCCGCGTCAACTGGTGGCCCTCTACGCACGTTGCAGCGTGGGTGTTGTGGGCAGTGTGCATCATCGGCGCAATTGCATGGCTGCTGCTGGCAATGCTAGCGGCGGCGGCCAATCCAGACGTGCCGCCTGCGCAGCCAGATCCGCCGCCTAGCCGAGAGAACTACGTCAGCGCCCCACGTGGCGGGCGCACGAGCTACGAGTACCGTGGTAGTCGAAGGGGGAAGCAACATGGCCCGTCGTAACAATTCAGAAACACCACGCACGGATAGACCCATAATCTATCCGATTCCGCTGCGCCCGACGTTTGTCGGTCAGGTTGTGTTGCCCGCCGACATGACAGAAAGCGAAGCTCAGTACGTCTCTAGAATTATCCTGACGTTAGCCCCCAAGAAACTCGCAACACAGGAGGCGCAACATGACTGACGATTACGGCAATGAATGCGAAGACGTGGTAGCCGAGTTGCGGGCTTGCATCCTTAAAATACCGTGGCCCGCCTTGGAAGCTATGGTCATGATGAGTTACCGCCTTGGTGAAAAACTCACGGTGGTCGAGATGACGCACGCCGAGCATGTGCGTCAATTCCTACAGGAGCACGCGGCTACAGAAACAGAAGTCATGCAGGTAGAGACGCAAAAATATACGGACGAACTGGACGCCCTGCGCGCCGAGGTCACAGAGTTGCGGGCGAAGTTGGCAAGGATACCGTGGGAGCTTATCTTCTCGGCTATGATGATTGCCGCTCCCACGCGTGATGGCCTTTGGGAAAAGTTCGCACCGCTCAATGAATGGTATCTCGCTAATTGCCCGGAGGAGGCGCAACATGACTGACTATGGCGATGAATGCGGAGACGTGGTAGCCGAGCGCGATTCGCTGCGCGCCGAGAACATAGCACTCAAGGATTTTAGAGACAAACTCGGCGGAGAGTTGCGCGCTGTGCTAGCCGAGGTCGCAGAGTTGCGGGCCGACTACAAGGAGTGCAGCGATTCGCGAGTGACATTTATGCTCGCCGCTACTGAGTTGCGGGAGAAGTGGGCGGCGATTCCGTGGGACGCGATTGAGCAATGCGGAATGATTGCGATTGATGTCGAATCGATGCATGAGGATGCACAACTAACGATGGGATTCGTATGGGCTAACCGCCTGCAGGAGCCACAGTCATGAACATCGCCACTGGGGAACTCGCAGCGCACGCGCTAGGCACGGCGCAAGAGTGGAAAGACTTGGCGGAGACGCTACAAGAACAGTTACAGGACGCCCGTACAGAACGCAACGCACTCAGCGCGTGGGCTGACCGCGCACCAGACGCCGCATATCCAGGCCGTGTAGCGGAATGGCTCAAAAGCCGCCCGCAGTTCCCGGCGAAGGGGGAATGAATGGGTATAGTAGACGACGTGCCTATGTGGAGTAAGGACGATTACTACTCAGTTCCGCCAGAGGATTGGGTACAGCGTACTCGCCAATTGTTTTATGAGTTACCCGAAGGTGATCAGCGCCAGAACTTCGTGTTTGGTGTGGTGCGCCAACTGTACGAAGAACGCGCCGCTCTATATCAGGAGTCGAATCAACTGGCCGAGACGTTGCAAGAGCAACTGGCAGACGCCCGTACAGAACTGCACCAGTGGCGTCACTGGGGAGACAGGATGCCGACCGCAGCAATGTATGCTGCACTAGCCCGCGCCGCAGTCAATGGAGTCAAGCCGGATCATATCCACGAATGGATGGCGAAGCGCCCGCAGTTCCGGGGGAAGGAGAGGTAACAATGGGGGAAAAACATAGAGTGGCGCGCAAGGCAGTGGGCGACGCGAGAAGGGCCGGGACGTTACCAGACCCACACTCCCTTCAATGCGTTATCTGCGATGCAATCCCAGCAACAGGTTATCACCACTGGCACGGTTATGGAGCGGGGTTTGAACTCGACGTGATTCCAGTCTGCCAGAAATGTCATTATCTAGCGGACAAAGATATCCGAGTTGATGCTACAATAGCCGATGTACGGCTTGTACATGAGCAAGGCGCAACGCTAGCCGCGGCAGTAGCAAATGGCACTGATGGGGCGGGGAAGAGGCGTCCTGGCGCTTATGACCTGACACGCTCTGCAATTCTGCGAAAGAACTCTGAAATGTCCCTGCGGCAGATAGCGGCACAACTTGAACTTGCGACAGGTGATATAGCCGCGATGTCTCGGATTTCTCGCAACGAATCTGTCAGTACATCTACCATTCGCCGTATCGGGCGTGCGCTTGGCGTCGTTCCTCAGCCGCGCAAACTGCACAGGCCCGTCGTGAGCGCAGAGGAATGGACAGAGTTTCAGGAGTGGAAAGCGAGGAGAGAGTGACAACTATCTACGTGGTGACAAGTGGGCGCTATGACGGTTACAAGATTGAGGGCGTGTTTCTTGACGCCGACAAGGCGTCGGTGTTCGCGAGAAAACTGGAAACGGGAGAGGATGACTCGGACGGCTTCACAAAGGATGATGTATACGTAGAGGCATGGAACGGTGACACAGGGCGAACGGTGCTCGATGAGAACATGGAAGTAATGCCGGAACAAGAACCACTGCGTATTTACTGGGAGGACAAATGAAGGAGTGATGTAACTGTATCAGAACCCGATGCCGGGCAGGATGTAGCGTATGAACCAGACAACGATGATGATGACCACAACCAGAAGGATCATCATGCGTACAGGCTCAGGCAGCGCCATCCTGCCCAGGAAGTAGAAGAGGCCGTAAAGCAGCACAGCGACACACAACACGGCAAGCAACATCATCGCTAGACTTTCAATGCCCATGATTCCCCCTAGTTCCTCGCCGCAATCGGCAAACGATGCCGCGCGATCTTCAACTTGCTAGGCCCGTAAACTTCCTGCGCACGCTGCACGTCACCAGCAGACAGCGTACCCTTGCCGCCGCGTGGTTTCCTGTCCAACATCCAAGCACCAGGAATGAAGTAACACATGATGCTCTCGCCATCAAAGAAGGGATGGTCAAGACCCAGATACGTCATGGGCGTGAGCCACTTCTTTTCGATATCAGAGAATGGGATACCCGCTAACCTTGCCGACTCCCGCATCGCCGGTATGTCCCACGGCAACGAAGCAATCGCCATCTCGCTGTTCTGCTCGTGCCAGAAAGATAAACTATGCCCCGCTTCGTGGAGCCATACGCGCTGTACGTCATAGAACGATGCGCCAGGCGAAAAGAGCGCGAGATTCATAGCGATGTACGGAAAGTGCGCGCCTGCGCAAGCCGTACCCACGTGTGACCATGACGAGCCGGTACGGAAACTTACGGTGATGTCCGCAGTCTCAGGCGGGCCGAACACAAACCCCTTGCCGCAGGCGGCTGACCAGCCAGAAGGCCCGGCCTCTATCCCCCGAATCATCTCGTGAATCCTGGGGTCTCCGTCCAGGAAGCCGACTTGTAGGGAACGCCCGTCGTTAGGCCACAGGCGACTTGTGACTATCGCCAGTTCCGGGCGCTCTATGGGCGGCGGGTCTACTGCGCAGATGAAGAGTTCGTTCACATCATGCTCGCATTCAGCAAGCCGTCGATTACGGCGTTGACGTGAATCCCCTCGTTGCGCCAGGCCGTCTGCTTTGAACCCGGCTCCGAGAGCCATCCGCCGCTGTGATGCAGAGAGATGACCTGCCAGTCGTTGTTGAAACCGGGTGCGCCCGACGAGCCGGGTTTGGTATCGGTGAGATATTGGACGATATTCTCGTCGGCGTAGACGATGATGTTGTGGTAAAGGCCAATCTGCTTGAGGCCGCCGGCAGGGTGCTGGATGATGTTAACGGGGTCGCCCTTCTGAAGCGTCTGTGGCTTGAGTTCGAGCGGTGTCACGCCGGCAGGCAGATTGTCCAGCGAGACGGCGCTCCAGTCGTGCTCTTTCGATGTAGCAAAGCCACATCCGACGGCGAACGTTTTCTCGATAGGGGTGGCGTCCAGTTGGTCTACCGTCAACTGGTAGTTGAACTGGACTTTCGCCGCCTGTACCCGCTCCACGTCGGGCAGGACGTGGTTGTTGGTGATCACAAATGGCCCCTGTACGCCCTGGACCACAAAACCCGTGCCGCTCCCCTCCGGGAAGGCGATGCGAACGACAGACTTCGCCACTTGCATCCCCCGCTCCAAAAACGCCACGTGCAATAGTGTGCTGTCCTTGCCGATTACCTTCTCCAACTGCGCGCCGTGCCAATCAACGTCAGGCCCGCTTACTCCTGTGAGGTCGCCGCGCCTTGCCGCAAGCAAGTATTCATCGTCTGGATAGCGGCCAAGAGCGGCGGCAATCAACGCAGGAAGGTGCTTGCGGATAGCAACTTCCGTAATGAGCAGCGTCCAACGCGTGATAGGTCTTGGGTTGGCCTCCACGTCCGCCAGATCAAGACCCGCCTCAATGAGCAGCGCATCTGAGTCCGCCTGCGAACGGAAGTAGTGCGCCAGAACATTGCGCAGGTTTGTATGGAATGAAGTCCAAATCACGTCACCGCCTCAGCATCCTTGCCCGGCGGCGAAGTCGCACAGATGAAGGGCTGCACATCAATCATTTCAGCCCGCTTCTTTCAGTACGTCAGCACAGCGCCGAGTCCATCCCTTGCCGAACAAATCCCACTTGCCAAGGTTTGTGTACCACGTCACGCGCTGGCCCATGTACTCGTTGAAGTCGCCGCCACTCTGCGCGAGGAATGTCGCAGCCTGCCCTACCCCGCTATTGACCGCTGCGTCAAAGTGCGCCAACGAAACGGGCCACTTGAGTTTGTCGGCTCCACTCGCCAGCCAATAATCACCCAAGTAGATTTGCTCGACTTCATCATCTGTAATGGCGCGCAAGTCATCATTCGTCGGCTCTTCCAACCCCTGCGCCGCACGCCACCTTGTGTAAGCGCCGATGGTTATGCCCTTCATCGTAGCCCCGCCGGGGTCTTGGGGGTTATCTGCCCAGCCCCCCTCATGCGCCAGAACAAAAGCCAGCGCCTTGAGAAACTCTGGCGTCGGGTCGTAACGGGGCGGAACAAACGGCGTGTCGCCCCCCCTGTCTAGACCGGCGATGAATGAGACAGGATCAACAGCCCCGTTCTTCATACCGCCGACCAGGTAGTAGTTGCCAGCGTCGTCCGCGATGCGGAGTTCGTAATGTAAGTGCGGGCCGGTACTGTTGCCGGTGTTGCCCGACTTGGCTATTACCTGGCCCTGCGTTACCGTGTCGCCCTTCTTGACGAGTGTCTCGGATAGATGCCCGACAAGAGAGAATATCCGCAGGGGCGCGTGCCATACCCGAATGTAGTTGCCGTACCCTTTCGGGTCTATGTCAACCCACGCGACCACACCATCGGCCACGGCGTGAACGGACGAACCTACCACGGCGCTGTAGTCAATACCGTTGTGTCCGCGCAAACCGAATTGGGAATAGTATTCGGGGCGCTCCCCGTACCACTGCGTCACCCTGTGTGACCCATCGAGAGGGCTGATTAACATGACAGCACACCATCCATGTAGACCGCCAACGCCGCCCGAATCACTTCATCACGTCGCCCCAAGCGCCAATGCCGTACATGAACGCAATGAACGCGATAGACCACGCTGTTACAGTCAGAGAAAGTGCGACGGCAGTCGTAATGTTTAGCAACACACGCGTTTCATAAAAGAACAGGGGGGCAGGCAAACAGAACAGGAAGAAGCCCAGCATCCAGAAGTTGCGGCGGGTCGGCGTCATGACACTCACTCTTGACAGAGCCATTTCCATAAGTTGAAACCGGCTCTCGACCTTGCCCTCAAGCCTCCTGACATCGCCCTGCAAATCATCGAATCGTGAATTGAATGAGTCGCCCAGCTCGTGAATCAGCACGGCTACATGATCCTGGCTTGTCGTGATGCCGGTGGATACCTCCGACATCGTAGGTTGCCGCTTGCTCTTCTCCACGTTCTGAACGTAAGCGAGACCGGAGCAAAAGAACTCCTCGTTTTCCGGGTAGCGCAGGGCAAGCACGCGGAACACCGAGCCAACCTTGTCGGCGTTTCTTTCCTCTGCCAGCAGGCTCGCCCAGATGGAGCGCGGCGTCCCATTCCAGTTGACATTCTCGGGGGGGACTTGCGCTTCTTCCGCCACGGCGCGGATGCCAGATGTGTCGCGTACTAATGTGGCGCACCACTCGGTGAATGTCGCCACTTACTCACGCAACCACGCCTTCATGCGATGCGAGGGGGGAACGTCACTCGCATCGACGCCGGGAGGGAGGGGCTTGTTTGCGGCCGCGTACACCTGCAATGCCTTAACCACAGCGCCTATCACACCAGTGATAAGGGCGCTCCACCAGAATTCCGCCGGCGGGGCCTGTTGCGTTATCGCCAGCGAGACACCGGGCAGTACCACGATTAGACCCAGCACGAGTGACAATATGTTTGGCGCTTTCATAATCCGCTCCGTAGACCTATACCTGCCATTGCTTGATAGAAGATGAGAGGGCGACGAGAGTAGACATCTTCCTCCCAAAGTTCGACGACTGCATTGATTCTGAATCCGCTCACGGTTGCACCGAGCAGGCGCAGGAAGATCGCCTTGTCCCGGTTGACCATCTTCTTCTGCGAGTGCCAGTACTCGCCCTGTACAGCCCATGCCAACGCTTCGTTGCCCTGGAATACGAGGAAGTCCATCACGGTTCCGCCCGCCTGTTTCCCGCCGAAGATGGGCGCTTGAAACTCGTAGACATACCCGTTCCTCTGCAACCAGTCGAGCGTGACCAACTCGGGCAACGTGGCGGAGGGATACTTTTCCGCCAGAGTCGCCATCCGTTTTGCGTCCTTCTCCGAACCCAGCCGTTCCGCCCATATGTCCAGTTGAACCGGCTCGTCCGTCAGCACCCTGACGACAGGCGGCGGCTCGATGCGAAGCAGGCGCTTGCGCACTCCCTTGACACGGTGCAGGCGCTTCAATGCACTAGGCATACGTCGCCCCGCGCACCTGCTCAATCGTGAGCGTGTAGACCCACCACGGCGTGAAGGCCGCGTTGTAATAGTCCAGACGCAGAAGGTCTACGCTCGCGCCGGTACACACCACCTCGTACACCGTGCCGTCGATGTCCGTAAGCAGGAAGGGAGGCGTCGATTTAATCAGAGCATCCAAGTGCGCCGTCATCTGCGCGACGGTGTAGGTGTTGAGCGTGCCGTCTATCAACTCCTGCTCAGGCCCTACCTCAATCGGCAACGACCACTGCCAGCGGTCGCGCACGTTGGGCATGAACTTGAGGCGAATCACGTCGATATGTGGCGTGATGTAGAGGCTCTTTGTGAACAGACGAAAACCCAGTTTGATTTCCTTTGCCGTAGGGCGCGTCGTGTAATCAGACCAGCGCACTTCTTCGCCGTAGGTGTCGCATTTTCCCAGTGATGTCCACGATGCGGTGCGGGAATCTTTGTAATAGATATCGACATAGTGTGTCGTGTCGAGTCGGTCTCCGTTGATGTAGACGCCTTCCCAGTCCTTGTTGACATCCTTGAGGCCGCCGCTGATCCACCCTGTCTCGAACCACGCCGAGGGTACATACGCTTGCCCCCCGTCGTTGACAGGGTTCAGGGTGTAGTCGGGAACGCGAACATTGAAGAACACGCCGGAGCGGGAACCCATCCAGAGTTTTGATGTGGAGAAGTCGTAGTAGATGGTGTCCGCCATGTACATCGGCGTCTCTGCGAGGAAGTGCCAGCCCTGTCCTGTCCATGCCCACGCGCTGCTTTTCGTAGGAGAACTGGACTGCTGCACGAGGCAAACCAGCCAGTTATTGCAAGATACCAAAGCGATAGGCCGTTCAAGATAGGAGGCTACCAGGTCATCGTCGCGCTTTACCCAGATAGGCAGAATGCTTGCGTTGCCCCCGTTGACCGAGATTTGCGCGATACCCCCATCGACTACGGCATAAAGCGCCCCTTGATGGTGGACGAGGGCTGTGCCGTTCGTCGTGCGCTTGCTTCCCCAGCGCGTGACGCCTACCGCAATGTCGCCCGGTGCAATGTAGTAAAGCCCCTCTTCCGTTGCGACATAGACCGTATCTCCCATGCCTGCAATGCCGGTGATCGTGTGGCTGCTGTCGCCCACGGGGATGGCGCTTGACCACGTAGTGCCGTCCGCCGTGTAGTAAATGTTGTTGCCCCACTTGCCCCAGAGATATCCGTTCCATCGCGTAAAGAGAGAACGCAACTCGGCGCCCGCTGCATCGGTCAGCACGTCTGCCGTGCTGCATAGGGTATACGTTCCACTGTCCAGCGCGACGTGCAGGATAGTGCCAAGCACTTCCAAGTCGGTGATGTTGCCTGTCCGCGCTGACCCTACCGCTGCCCATGTATCGGTCGTTACCGTGTACTTGAGCAGTTGTTTACCGATTCCAGCGTAGAGCGTCGAGTTGAAGTAAGTGATTGTCCTGATAATGTTGTTGGAGTTCAGCGCGAAGAAGTTCGTGACGAAGATTGGGTAGACGCTGCCTGTGACTGCTTCCCAGGTTGTTCCATTTGCACGAAGCACTTGCGTTTCGGCACTCGTATAAGTTGCGGTACACACCAAGTCCATCGGCGCGTCAATGACCAGCCAGTAGGTGCTTCCGCTTCCAGCGACCCATCCGCTCGTGTCATATAACGCAGTGGCCGTATGCCATCTGTAATAGGGTTCATCCGACTCAAAACTTAGCGCCCCTGCCTGCAACACAACACTGTCGGGTGTTGCTCCGCGAACAACGGAAATTGTCCCCGCTGTCGGCGTTGCCCCTGTTCCGTTAGGTTTGCCGTAGATAGAAAAAGTGGCGAAAGCCGGAAGGGTTCCAGAGAAATTGAACTTGATTGCTGCTGCCTGCTGCGTTGTGTCTGCCTCAATGTGTAAGGTTCCACCCGGCGCGAGTCTTCCGATGTTGCGTATGTCCGAATAACTGCCGTCATCATTGCGCGTGTCACTCTGCAAGACGCGCTGAGGTAGGATGATCTGATTCGGAACACGGGTATCGGCAGTCGAGAAGAGCAAGCCATCATTGGGGTCTTTGTGGCCTATGCCACTCTGCCAATCGTCCTGCACCCAGTAGGCGAACGGTTCCAGGTCGTCATATGTACCGCCGCCGGTGCTAATCTTGGCGCTGTACGGATTGGCTGTGACCCTGCGGTAGCGGTGTTCGTCAATCAGTTTGTATTCTCTGGCGGTCGTGCCTACCGCCCCTAACTTGATATGCCCCTTTGCCATTAGAAAGACGCCCCATACGTCCCAAACAAGATGATGGAGTAGTTCCTGCTTCCGCCACGCTTGTTCTGCAAGATGACGTTACCGCTCTCTACATAGATGTTGGTCGTCGCCGCGTTGTCCTTCGTCACAGTGTATAGAGTTTCCGGGTCTAACAACTCATAGGTCACACCTACGTCGCACCCGTAAAGTGCAACGCTGGAATCCGTGCTGCACATGATGAAAAGGAATCCCGTGAAAGCAGTGTTAAGGGTAAGCGTGCCATCGTTGTCTACGGTGTTCTGCCCCCCAGGTTGGAAGCGCAGAATGTTGTCTGTGCCTTTGGTTTTGATTGTGCCGGGGAGCAATGTCGTGGAGAGTTTGCCCGTGGAATCAAGAAGAACGGGGCGGTATTTGTCAACTGCCCCGTCGCTGGCCAGTGCGTGGTCTGTGTACTTCAACCGTGTCAGGCTCATCAGCCTCGCTCCGCCAATACCATCTGCGTCGCACGTGGCACGTGCCTGCGCCAGTAGCGGCTTACCCGCTCCTCGTAGAAGAGCATCATTCGTTCGTGCGTCTCCTGCTCTTTTGGGCTACCGTCCGTGATGAACATTTCGTGCATGTAACTCATCACCTGGTCGTACAGTTGGGGGAACAGTTCTATCTTCGGTGCGGAAATTCCCCAGTAGACGGTCGTCGTCGTGGCCGCGTGCGTTGCCGCCGTGGTTCCCCATAGACCGCGCACAAGGTTGTTGAGCGTGGTTGACGAGGCGGCGCGTGTCACGCCTGCATATTGAATCCACTCTGCTTCCATCTTGACCCAGCCCACGTCACCCACGTCCACGGCGGCGCCCAGCACCGCGGTCGTTGCCGTGAGAAGGCATTGCGAAGAGAGTGTTGGATCGGTGACTGGGGCTGGAGAATTGCGCGCCCGAAAGATGATTCGTGCATCGGACGACGAGCCGAGGTCGGTCAATGAATCCCTGATATGCAATGTCTGCCCGCCTGCCGTGTTCGGGAATCCCTCGAAGCGCCGCACGTCCGTCCACAGTTCTACCGTGTCATTCGGGATATTCGTCAGACTGTACTTCACCTGCGGGCGCATCACACCCTGCACGTAGGAGGGGAGCGTGTACTCGAACTGGTCGAGCACCCAGCCGCCCGAGATGGTGTAGACCGCATCTACCGCTACCCTGTCCGCCCACGATTCGAGCGCACGGTTGATCTGCCGCTTCACTTCCGCCGCTGTCCACCTTGCGGGCGTTGTGTCGCGGATCATGTTCTGAATCAGCGTGACCACTTCTGCGTAGGTGCGAAGGTGCATGGGTTACGCTCCTGCCCAATAGCGCCTGAGCCCGCGCCTGTACAGATTGAGCGGGTCTGCTGTGTTGCCCGCAGGTGGAGCCGCCGCCGCCGGGTTGTAGAGAACGTGCTGCGCAGCGCCGAAGGGGATTCCGGGGTCAGCGGCGTCAGCAAGAGTACCCACTTCGGTAAGCGTATGCCCGTTGCCTGACCAGTCGCGCGTGCGGTCACCGGCCAGTAGCGGCCACCACGCCCACGGACTAGCTGGATGAACAGGTCGAATCAGCCGTGCTTCGTTGACAAGTTCGGCGGCGGACAATGCGCGCGTCCATAATTTTGCATGTGCCATGCGTCCGTTAAGTTCGACGGTGTTCGCGTTCTTGGCATTACCTAAGCGAAGCGTATCAGGAGCAATCCGACCAGTGACATCGGTTGTCAGCGTCGGGCTGACTGACGTATTCAAGTAGCAAACAATGGCATTGGCTGCTGAACGAACTACCGCGACAAAGTACCAGGTATTTGCAGAGGGCGTACCTACTACTTGAGTACTCCCCGTTGCCCCCTTATAGGACTGAATCATCAAAGTATTGCCATTACTAATCGACAACACATCTACATCCTGCGTGTCCGTTCCCTCGCCAATGGTAAAAATCATGTGATACGCCCCATTGACGAGCGTCGGGTAAATCCACGCGCACCAGGTATAGGCGGCGTTTGAGTCGAATAGACTGGCCGTTACCCTATCTTCATCGCCATCTGCGTTGAAAAGTACCGCCATAGCCTACGCCTCTTGCAGTTCTGCGGCGAGGAAAAGGGCATCGCCCGTGGCTGTGTCGCTCGCGTTGTCCGCGTCTCTACTGAGCGCAATCCTTATGAGGTCGCCATCCGTCCAATTATCCTTCGCCGTTAAGGTGATCGAGATCACCTGCTCGTAACCTGCCGTTGCGGGGACGGTTCCATTGCCGCTGTTGGCTGTGTCAAAGGAAGTACCAGCGTCGAGGTCTGTCGCATCGGCCGGCGTAATCGCCTCTACCTGCGCTTGAAAGTAGACTGCACCCGTTGTCGCACTCGCCATGCAGTAGTGAACTTTCAGGCTCAACGCGCCCGTCACCCCCTGCGGCGCAATCATAGACCAGTAGGCCGTCTCATCCACAGCCGCATCGTAGGCCAGCGTAAGGCGATTGCCACCACTGGCAAGTACAACTTGTGCCGGGAAGTTGGCCGTCGGAAAATGCGCGCCATCTGGAAAGAACTCTTTTCTCGTTGTCGCCATTAGACTGCCCCCACCTTGAAGCGTTTTGCTACTACGAACATGAGCAACTTGGCCTTATCGGTAGCGCTCAGGGCCGTCCGTGCGGCCACTGGAAGCGCCGTGTTGAAAGCAGCTGCGTTCGCACTCACCCAGGTATCTGCGGCGTCCAGCGCGGCTCTCAGTTGAAGCTTGGTCAAAGAGCAGGAAGTCCGGCTATCGCTAAACTCTCGCATGAGTTCGGCGTGCGTCTGCGCCCTCTGCACTGTGGTCATGTCTGCCATAAGTCCTCCTATGCCACGGCGACAGCCGTCACGTAAACAATACCCGCGCTCCACGTGCTGA